TACCCACTCGTTTAATTAGATAATGAAAGAAGCAATCTCATCCAAGAAGGCAACATTCACGCCCATCTTGAACTCGCTTACGAAACGAACTTGGTCAGCCTCTTTAGCATAGAAAAGTTCGAAACGCTCTTCTTCATTAAGAAGGTCAGTTCCCAAGAACATATTGCTCAAACGGATAGCATAAATCTTATTTACACCGTTCAAACCGGGAGTTGCTACAACTTTAATCGGAGTACCGGGTAAGAAGAACTCGCTATCAGCCTTACCATCGAAAGCATAGTTGAACATATTAGCGTTCTTCAATGCGATTGTATAAGTACGGAAAACATCTTGACCACACCAGATAGTCATATCATCTTTTGCTACAACAGTTGCAGGGATTGCTTTGTAAAGAGCATCGAAGATAGCAACTACGTTAGCAGTAGTGATTGCAGTTGCAGTACCACCGTAATAAGTAGCGTTGTTAGCTTCTACCGCAGAAGTACCAACCAAAGTAACCAAACCTTGGAATTTGTTTAGGTTAACGTTTGCACTTCCTGTTGAACCTTGCCAGATAGCAGTTTCAAGTTGCGATGCAATACGAGCCGCTTTCTTGTCTGTATAGTCAGAAGCGAAAGCGATTGAATCGTAGCGGCTTCCCTCTGGTAAAGCCTTCTGCAAATATTTTGCTTCGAGGTCTTTAGGGCAAAGAGATTCGTTTACTTTAATCTTACCAACAGTTACAGTACGCTGCGTGAAAGTAGTTGAACCACTTGCGTTGAAACCGCAAGAGCCACCTGCTTGGAAGATAGCGTCAGTATCCATAATGTTGATAGTCTCGGCAGATTTTACACCTACCATAACGTTTCCTTGACTCTTAATCAAAGAAGCGGTTTTGCTTCCGAGTACGGAAGAAGTTACCAATAGAGCTTCATTCTCTTTGGTATAATTTGCTAATGCTGAAACATCAAAAGCCATTGTTATTAAATTTTAAGTTTTTAAAAATTTATTTTGCGTAATTAGAAAGAAAACGAGAGATTTTATCGTTTTTAGATTCGAAATGCTTTGTGAATTGCTTAGGTTGAGTGGGAGCAACAGAAGGAGTTTTAGTAAGTTCGATAACTACATCAGTAAGTTCAGAGATAGCCTTAGAGAACTTATCGTTCATTTGAGCAATATTCTCGCTCATTTTAACTTCAGCCTCTTTCTTGTAACTCTTCAACTGTTCGATTTGTGCTTCCATTTCAGCTACCTTCTTCTTCATTAATTCAACTTCTGATTCGGGTGCTTCGATTTCAACTTCAACTTCTGGTACTTTAATCTCAAGGATTGTGCCTGTTTCATCTAAAACGATAACAGAACCATCAGCAAGAGTATGCTCTCCGACAGGAGCAGGAACTTCGTTCCCAGCCTCATCTAAAAGAGTAACCTTACCGCCAACCTCAAGTTTATCAACCATAACTTTTACACCACTCGCTAAAACATATTCAGCGAAATTGGCTACGGCAACTTCTTGTTGTTCAGCGAACATCGCCTTGATTTTTTCTAATGCCTCGATAGGAGTCATAAATTGATTTTAACCATAAATAGTTTGTTTATAAAATAGTGACCAAATAGAATTATTTTCTATATATTGCGATATGCCTTATGTTTATCAACATATAAGATTAGACAAAAACGAAACTTTTTATATTGGAATAGGTTCTGATAAAAAGCATAATCGAGCTTATCAAAAAACCAATAGAAATAGATATTGGAAAAATATTACACAACTATCTGATTATCAAGTAGAAATATTGGAAGATGATTTAAGTTGGCAAGATGCTTGTAAAAAGGAAACTGAATTAATTAAATTATATGGTAGAAAAGACTAAGGGGAAGGTAGTTTAGTAAATATGACTAATGGAGGACAAGGTGCATATGGTTTAAAAATGAAGAAACATACTGAAGAATGGAAATTAAAAATGTCAAACTTAATGTTAGGTAATGCTAATGGAAAGGGATATAAACATACTCAAAATGCTAAAGATAAGATTTCGGAATATAGAAAAAATAAAGAATTTTCAGAAGAAACAAAAAGAAAACTTTCATCTGCACAAATAGGTAATACTAAATTTAAAGGATTTAAACATACAGAAGAAACCAAATTAAAAATTGGTAAGGCAAGTAGCGAAAGAATGAAAGAATATTGGAAAAAGAAAAAGGGGAGTGTAGAAACACCCCCCTTCAAACAAAACTATGAAAACTAACTATGAAACCTCTTTTAGAATATTGATAATGTCTTGCATCATCTTTTCTTCTTTGGATTGGGTTTTGTAATTAAATATTCCCTCAACAGAAAATCCTTGTACTTTGCCATCCTTAATCATCTGCCAAACTTCATCATTCTCAACTTTAAAAGAACCAAACCAAGAACCATCCTTTACATCTTCAAAACCCTTCATCGGTTTTATCCCTCTGTTTTCATCTACTATCCAACTCTCAAACATTGTTACCCCATCCATTACTTGACCGGAATCGTGCATCAAATTTACGTTATTTTGGTAACCTTTCTTAAAGTATTTTTGAGCAATCTTTTTAATAGTATCTTTAGTAAAAACAACATAGTATTCCCCATTAGCATCGTTTCGGTAAATAGGAGTATCGGCTAACATCAAAGCACCGCTTATGATTCTTTCCTCTTCATCTTGAATGGCAAACTTTTGTTTTTCTATGGAGTTTATTTTAGCCTCTGCCCATCTTAAGGCACTTGCTCCACCCCACGCATCGTACATTAATTGCCCACAACCATCTCCGTAACCCTTTGAACTTTGAGCGTTCTCTTTGTGCCTTGAAAGGAAGGAGTACATTCTTTTAATTGTCTCAAAAGAAATAGGTTCGCCTTTGGCTAATTGGTTGGCTCTTTGCTTACCAACAGGAGTACCACAAGAACCCCATCCGTTTTCATCTGCCCATTTTAAAGCAGCCTTTGCGTTGTTACTAACTGAATCTGGATAATCGGAATACGAATCTTGAAACGCTAAAAATGATTTCTCAATCGCAGGTCTATCAACTAATGCGACAAAATCCACTTCGACATTTGATTCTAAATCTTCAACTATATCTAATCGGTATATTGGTAATTCTTTTTCCATAACTATAAATAGATTTTAACTTAATCTTGCAGCCCTATTGATTCTTCTTATTCTTTCTTGTGAGTTAGTGACGTCACTTTCAACAACATAGGCTCTATTAGTTGCTGAACCTAATTCTTGAATGGCTTGTGCATTTAATACAGTAGGACTTGATTGTATAAATTGCCCCGGTGTAATAGGTGCAGCAGCAGGTGCCGTAGTGTTATCGCTAACTCCTTTTGAACCCGGTGGCGGTGGTATTTTAGTTCCAATAATTTTTCTTACATTTAATAATCCCGCAAGAATAACTGTACCCGCAGCAATTGCTCCAAATGGTGGTGCATAAGTAGCCAATGCTTTGTTCGCTCCCGCATAAGTATCAACAGTAGCTTGAGCAATAGATGCAGCTTTTCCTGCAATTGTATTTCTTCCAACGGCATCAGCAATAGTACCTAATGCTCCAGAAATAATTTGTGCTTTTGTTTCCGCTGCTGCTTCATCTCTTTTCTTTTCTTGTTCTTTAGATTGTTTATCAAATAAATCAAGTTCAGCTTGTGTTGCTTTTCTATCTGTTAATTTTTGTCTTTCAAGTTCACGAATTTGTTGAAATCTTTTTTCTTGTTCTTTATATGATAAATTACCAGATTCAATTTCAAAACTTAATAAAGATGAATATTGGTCTCTTGCTGATTGTAAGTTATTAGCAGTAATAACAGATAAAGCCTTACTAACTTCTTGTGCAGATGAAACTTGATTTATTAAGTTTTTTCTTGTATTTAACGCTGCTTCTGCTTCGGCTTCTTCTCTTCTTTTTTTATCTGCTTCAGCTTGTTCTTTTTCAAACTTTCTTAATTCATCGCGTGTATAAATAAGCAAAGCCCTTCTTGATTCTAATTGCCTTTCTAATCTTTTCTTTTCTTCGGCTTCTTCTTCTTCTTGTCTTTTTTTCCTTTCCTCTGCTGCTTTTTCTGCTGCCGCTTTTCTCTTATCTAATTCTTCTTGCTCAATTTTAGTTACTTCTTTTGTGCCAGATATAAATCTTTTGTTGGCATCATCATACCTTTTCCCAAAACCTGTAACGGCTTCTTTTGCACTATCCCAAGCACCAACAAAATCTCCTTGTAATAACTTACCTACCGCTTGTCCTAAAGTACCAATACCTTGAATAAATGAAGTAATCGCTGAATAAGCAACACCAAACCCTTGTGTTACATAAGGTAAAGCCTTTGTTGCTAAATCTATAAAAGCATCAAAGACAGGTTCAATAGCTGCAAATATTCCATTGAATATTCTTTCAAATCCTATTAGTAAAGGTTGTAGTTTTTTAGTTGCCCTTTCTGATTGAGCAAAAGCAGCAATCAAACCACCTAACGCAGCTACAAACAAACCAATTCCGGTAGCTTTCAATGCTCCACCAAAACTTTGAGTAGATACTTTTAACCTATTTAATGCACCACCAACTTGACCAAGAGGACCCGGTGCTGAAGCTAATTGGTCAACCCAATCTCCTGCGGCTTGTTTACTTCCTTTAAGTTTATCTTCTAAATCATCAATCTGATTCGTGAGTTTAACAAATTCATCAGACCCAGCAGCAGTTTCTTTTAATTGCTTTTTTAAAGCCTTTAATTCCCCAATAGAACCTGCAACATTGGTTTTTATATTGACATTTACGCCAACTGTCTCGTTTGCCATAATAATTTAATTAATTTAAAAGCATCATTCCAAGTAGAGGGTGTAACATATTTTACTTTTACCCTTTTGTCTTTCAGTAGTAAGGTGTTATTTGTAGGCAAATATTGAGATAGTGAAACTTTGTTTTGTGCTTCTACGATTGACTTTTCTTGCTTTAAAGAATAGATATTCAATAAACCAGAAATAGCATTATAGCTAATCGAAATACTTTCGTTAGATACAATAAAGTTTTGTTGTATTTTTTTAATATCTAAATCCATTATTCGTATGTTAATTCAATTACTCGTAAAAATTCACATTTAGTGCTTTCGGGGTTCGTAGGGTTGTAGTCAATAACTTTATTTAATCTCCACAAAGCACCATCTATATATATCAGTTTTGAGAAATCTAAACCATACATATCGGTTATTTTTAAATAGAGATTGCAAGTTAAAAGTTTAGAATCTTTGTTTGTTATTTCCGCAACGTAATCACTCCAGAATCCGTTAAACAAATTAGCTGAAGGGTAATTTACAGATAAGGTAAAATACAATTGATTAGGTACACCGAAGTTTATATCAGAAGTTGCGGTATCCGGGTCATCTAAATGTCCTGCATAACCATAGCTTGTTAATCCTGCACCTATGTTTTGGTTGCCATCTTTAATGAACCAAGTTGTTACATCATTAACTTTACGAATTTGCATTATCCGAATGTTATGGTCTATTGTATCTTCGGATTGAGAATTTTGAGTATTAGAAAGTTTAAATATAGTTGGGAATACTTTGTCCTCTCCAGAATAACCAACCAAAGGAGTAGCTGAAAATACTATTTCTAATGTTTGTTTATCGTTTGCAAAATCATATCCTGTATCTTCTATATGGTCTGCATATCCTTCGGAATATCTTTTTGAATATATTTCGTTGTAATAATCAGCATCGCTTTTATATTTAAACTCAAAGTATCTTCCATTAAGTTCAGACATTGGCTTTAACTTATAGGGTTTACTTCTATCTACTTTTGCACTCCAATCTAAATGCGAAGCACTATAATCATCTAATAAAAGCAAATCAACATTATCAACTAACAATTCCTCTTCAAGGTCATTTACTTGTAAGAAGTTAGCCGTTGTTGTATAGTAATCTATAAAAGGAATAATCTTTAAATGCTTATCTCTAGTTGTATCTTCAACAACATATAGATTAAACATTTTAACTATCGAAGCAAAAAAGTCCTTTTGAAATACACCCTTTGGTATAGATTGATTTACTTCAAGCATATCATTTAAAACAAAATCAACAGGAACCAATCCCGGTGTTTTTATTCTTATTAACCCTTGCCCTGTTTGTACCGATAATTCAAAATCACTCGCAATATCTTGTCTGAATCTAAAACTTAATACATCGTTTGTATTTAATGTAATGTTGTTAGTTACTTTCAATTCAAAAAGAACAGGAGTTGGAGAACTTGAACTTTCCCAACTATGTGTGCCAACTATTGTTCCGTTTACTAAAACATCAAAGTTGAAAGGAATGGAACTATTCTTTTGCCAGAATAATCTTATATCCGTTTCGTATTGTCCGGTAAAACTTGTTCCTGTATAAGTAAATTGTGTAAACGCTCCGTTTGGTGTATAGTTCTGTGTTAATTCAGAAATAGGTAATGGAAATAACTTTGAAGTACCATCGGCTTCAGTAAATGTATAGCTTGAATTTCTACGTTGGAAGTTATAGTTCCTTAACCTTGAAAATGACTTTTGGTTATTAGGTATTACTAACCTTTTAAAAAGATTTGAATTAAAGAAATCTCCTTCCCAAGTATAACCCGAATTAGTGATTATCTTATCTAAATATTCCCTAACAAATAATGCAGGTCTGAAGGCTTTATATATCCAACTTCGTTTCGGATGGTTATTATCTGGATGCGATACTTGTCCGTAGTCAATAAGAGGATAATAATATCCCATTCCGGATGCAGTAGTACCAGAAGCCTGTTGCCAAGAATTAACTATGTTATCGTATGTCCATTGGTGGTCATAAGAACTAAAATCTAAATCCTCTAACTTTTTATTATTTAAAGCCGTTATGAACCCACCTAATTCCCCAAAAACCGCACACTCGTATTCTATTGTTCCCCTATCAATAGTTATTTCCAATAGCCTTAAAATGCCTTTAAATACTTGTATCTTATCTACATAAATAACACAACTTGCTGCTTTTGCTGCGTTAAAGTTGTAACCCACGTTATCTGCTGAAGGGTTATAGAAGTTGCTTGAGGTAAACTCAAAAGTATGTCCGAATATTTTGTTGTTGATTGCATTACCGGGTAGGATTATAGTTTTGGAAAAGTTAGTATTACGAGAAGCAAAATCTTGTATATCATCAATAGCATAAGTGTATTCTGATGATAAATCTTTGCTTAAATCTAACCTTGTATTTTCAATGTAGATTTCAGTTATCATCTGAATTGTGAGTTTATGTTATTGCCGATTTCAATATCAAGTTCTAAATTGTAGGTCTTATCTGCGTAACGCTTTTTCTCTGTCCAACTATTTGTTCCAATCTTAATAGGAATAAAATTATTACCTCTTTCAAGATATACTTCTGGAGATGCAATTAATTGTTTAAGCCACAAATAATCGATATAGCTTAACCAATTGGAAATCAACTTATAGGTTAATCTTTGCCTTGTAGCAAACTGTGTACTGCCACCATATAAAACTCCATAAGCATTTGCCCTACTCATTGATGCATCATACACTCCATCGTTATAGCCGTATTCAAATCCTTCAAACAAACTCTTTTCTACGTTTCTTGTTTGTCTATTAACTGCGGTAAAATCCATCGTATCATAACCACCAAGAGCATTTAAGAAATGTAAAGTAACTACATCGTTCTGCGTACAATCTAAATACACTCTTGCGGTGTCTCTTAAATTTCCTGCAATTTTTATTTTAACATCATAATAAATAGTAGTGGAAGTAATTATTGATGAAGCAATATAATCGTTAATTGCTCGTGGCGAAATGTCTAACAAAGCGAAGTCCTTAAAACTTACCCCTGCTCCTGTGTAGTTTGTTGTTGTACTTCCGTTCCATACAGAAACATCAATAGAGTGTGTTTTAGTAGTATTCTCCGCATCCGATAAAAAGGAAAGGAATAAATACCCTGTCTGTAATCTTTCTTTGTTAAAGTAGATATTGGCATAGTCACGATTTGATAAATAAATTCCTTGGTATTGTGTTTCGTATTCTAACGGAGTAAGATACATCGGACTTGTCGGAGTATAAAGATAATCTTGAACGTAGTTATAGGCTCTCTTTGTACTTGTAGTTAAATTTGTGTATGTAGTTCCATCGTACTCTTCTCCGAATTTAATTTCAAAATCTACATAAATATCTGAACCTGTATAAGAGAAAGCCGAAGGTGTTACGATGTCTGGTTTAAAATATGATGCCCAATAGTTTCTTATTATTGATGAAACATTAAAAATACCTTTTGTTGATACAGGTTGTGGATATGATTTTAATCTTGCCACGAGATTGCCACCTACGTAAACATCACAAACATATTTAAAATTTGTTTGCAAGTTATTATTTGAACCTACCACATACCATAACGGAGCGTGTAGGCTTGAATAAATATCCGGTGAACTATTGATTACTATTGCCATAATTTCCCCCTATTTGTAGCGTTATTTGTTTGCCTAATATTTTTGCTAATCCATTTACAAAATCTTGACCAAAAGCGAATGCTATTGCATCATCAAAGAATAATGTTCTTTTCAATCCTTTCTTTTTTATTCCTGTGGCTATTGCATAAGCTAAACTTCTTTTATTTTCAGCCTCGCTAACCATTTTAGTTAATCTTGCTCTTTTTTTTCCGAGTTGACTTTTATTAACATTAGCCTCATATTTATCTCTAATTCTATTTTTGTTTATCCAAGAAAATATGTTAGCTGCCATTTTCCTATTTGGAAAAGCACTTTTAAATGTATATTTCGAATTTGGAGTTCCTGATATAAAACCCCTTACCCCTTTATTCACATAATCATAATATTCTGAAGCCGGATTATCTTTACTATATCCAACTGTTATAGTATAACCATTATTATTTTCTGTAACACTAAAACCTAAATCTTGTAAATTTCCAGAACTAACTAAATTATATTTTATTATATTATCGTTTGCTCTTTTTAAAAATGCCTCAATAGATACACGAAGGTATTTATCAACCCCAATTAGATTGACTTCCTCATATTCTTTAGAACCCGGAACTACGTTTTCTAAACCTGCAAATACTTCATCTAAATTCTGTTTGCTACTTTTTGCCATACGCTTTTTTTAGTTCTTCTGCTTCGTATTCGCTTTTCGATTTAAGATATGCCAAGTCATTAAGGAATTGGAGCGTAGGTAACTCATAAGCCTCTTCAAGCGTGATTCTTTCGAATG